GGCAAAGGATTGGTTGAGGCACTTGCCGCTTTAGGTGGCCCTAACGGACTTCAAGGCACAATCGGTTTTATAGATAAAGCATCAACTTCGTTAGAAACTTTTATCCGTCGCTTTGGCGTTGGCGTTGCTCAGGCTAAGGCTTTATTGTCTGGTGATCTTAAAGGTTTTGCTGCTATTGGTCAGGCAGAAGCCAACAGAGGCAAGACACCATCTGGCATAACACCATCGATCGCGGCAGAACTTAAAAAGGCTGCAATCGAAAAAGCAGCCGCTAAGCGAGCCAAAGAACAGGCAGCACTTACAGCTAAGAACACGAAAGCCGTTGCCGGGCTAACAGCACTTCAAAAGGCTAATGGTTTATTTGAACTTGATCAGATCCAATTAGTGGCAGCGCTCAAAGGCAAGTTATCAGAGGAAGATCGAACCCGAGCAGAATTGCAACTGGCTATCCTTCAGGGCAACACCGCTGAAGCCTCAAAATTAGCTGCTGAAGTGGCCAAGGCTCAGGGATTGACTGCAAACTTAGTCGCGTTTTATTCAGGCCTTCCTAATGCTTCTAATCCATTCTTAGGGTGGATTGAAACACTTAAGCAAGCTGCGGCTCTTGCTGCACAAATAGCAGCGGGTAATTATGGCGTCACAACGCCAAATTACAATGGTGCAGCGATAGACACAATTCTTAGCGGATACGGATCAATGCCATCACCTGCTGCTGCGGGTGTATCCGCTACTGGCGATGTGAACGTTTATGTGGCTGGATCAGTAGTCTCAGAAGGCGATCTAGTTGAATTGGTCAGAAATGGTCTTCTTAATGGATCTCTATCAGGATCGGCTTCTTCTATTGGCAGACTTAAGGGATCGTTCGCAGGGTGACGCTTCCAGCCCAGATATCCGTTTCGTTCGACTTCTCCTCGGGCGCTACCTTTGGCTACCCTTTTACTATTGGCGATACTAAATACGGAGTTTTAGGCACAGGCCAACTTGCTTCATCAAGCGTTCCAGAACCAATCGTCGATCTTACCGATAGCGTGTATCAGATCAGCATCAAGCGCGGTCGTAATATCATGCGCGACACTTATGAGGCTGGCACTTGCACCGTTCGAGTTTTAGATCCCAATTCTTACTTCAACCCGCAGAACGTCAATTCTCCGTATTATGGCTATTTAACACCGCTTCGCAAGTTGCGTGTATCTGCTACTTATAACGGCGTTGGTTACTTCTTATTTTCTGGTTATACGACTACTTACAATTACACCTATCCAACCAATCAAGATACTGGTTATGTCGATATTGAATGCGCAGATGCTTTCCGTCTAATGCAGTTGGCTAACGTGACTACGGTTGCAACTACCCCAGCAGGACAAGATACCGGCACACGCATAGGCAAGATCCTTGATCAAGTCCAATGGCCTAACTCAATGCGCGCCCTCGATACTGGCGCAACTACTTGCGTGGCTGATCCTGCAACAGCTCGTACTTCGCTCGATGCGCTCAAGAATGCTGAGTTTTCAGAGCAGGGCGCGTTTTATATCAGAGCCGATGGAACAGCAGTCTTTAAGTCACGCCCTAACGTGATTAGCGCTTATGGCCAGACTCCTATCGCTTTCAATCAAACTGGCGGCATTCCTTATCGCAACCTGGTCTTTGCTTTCGATGATAAGTTAATCGTTAACTCATCAACCATGACTAACGTAGGCGGAACAGCGCAACTTGCTGAAAACGCTACTTCGATTGCTAAGTACTTCCCTCATGCAAGCAATCAAAGCAATCTAGTCTGCCAGACAGATACAGATGCCCTCAATATTGCTCGCGTCTATGTGGCAACTCGTCAAGAAACAACTATTCGCATCGATGCCATGACTGTTGATCTACAAGATCCAAGCGTTCCAACTGCAACTATGCTCAATCTTGATTACTTCTCCAATCTGGCTATAACTAATATCCAACCAGATGGATCAACTATTGCTAAGACCCTTCAATGCCAAGGTCTAGCGTGGGACATAACCCCGAACAAGATGATTGTTACCGTAACGACTCTAGAACCCATCGTCGATGGTTTCATCATAGGATCGTCAGTTTCAGGTATAATCGGCGTATCAACGATGGCATATTAGGAGAAAATAAATGGCAACAGGATTCCCAGCAGCGACAGGCGATGTGCTTTCTGCCAGCGCTTTTAATGGCCTCGTGGCTTACAGTTTAAACGCTCAGACAGGCACTACCTACACAACAGTATTAGCAGACTCCTATCAGATGCTAATTACCCAGTCCAACGCTTCAGCGAATGCGATTAAGATTCCAACTAACGCTTCTGTCGCTCACCCAGTTGGAACAGTCATTACCGTTCTAAATATTGGCGCTGGTCTTTGCACAATTTCAGCCGTAACTTCAGGCACAACTACAATTCTTTCAGCAGGATCGGTTGCTGCAAGTCCAACTTTGGCACAATATAGATCAGCAGCTTGTATTAAAACTGGTACGGATACTTGGTACGTTGTAGGGGCTATTGGTTAATGATTGCCAATCCTTTACCTTCAATTTTTAGTGGATCTGCACCTACTGTTGCTCCATCAAGCGTTGATTATTTAGTAGTTGCTGGCGGTGGTGGCGGTTCTATCGCTGGTGGTGGCGCTGGCGGATATAGAACTGCAAATACTTTTTCGGTTACAGGCGGCGCGTCAGTAACCGTAACAGTAGGCGCTGGCGGTCCTGGTGGTGTTTCTGGTACATCTAATGGAACTGTTGGAAACAACTCAGTTTTTTCATCTATCACTAGCGATGGTGGTGGTTACGGCGGCAAGAATGATATTGCAGGCGGCGCTGGTGGTTCTGGTGGTGGCGCTGGTGGTTCTGCAAGCGGCGTTCGATCAGGTGGAACTGCGACTTCAGGACAAGGCAACAATGGTGGGTCTAATGGAACAACTGCTTCACCATTCCCAGCGGGCGCTGGCGGTGGCGCTGGAGCGGTAGGCGGCGCTGCTAGTGGATCAACTGGCGGAACAGGCGGAGTAGGACTTTCTTCATCAATTACTGGAACTGCAACTTTTTATGCAGGCGGTGGTGGTGGTGGTGTTATTACTGGCGGAACAGGCGGAGCGGGTGGTAACGGCGGCGGCGGTGCATCTAGTTCAACTGGTAACGGCGGTACTGCAACAGCAGGTGCAGTCAACACAGGCGGCGGCGGTGCAGGCGACGGTGGAGTTCCAAGCGGCACAGCTGGAGGTTCTGGCGTAGTTATTATTCGCTACTCAAACACTTTTTCTAATTTATCTTCAATAGGCGGCGGATTAACTTACACTTTAACAAATACTGGCGGTTACAAGATTTACAAGTTCACAGCAGGAACAGGATCGGTAACTATCTAATGGCTCATTATGCATTCTTAGATGATAACTTTATTGTTACTGAAGTTATTGCTGGCAAAGACGAAACAGAATTAATTGAAAGTTTAGACCCTGAAACTTGGTATGGCAATTACCGAGGACAAAAATGCCTTAGAACTTCTTATAATGGCAAAATACGCTACAACTTTGCGGGTATTGGTTACACCTATGATCCGATTGACGATGCTTTTATTGCTCCAATGCCGGATTGTGGACATGAAGAACTGTTACTCAATGACTTAAAGCGATGGGAATGTTCCAATGTCGAGCATCAAGCCAAGACTATCTAAAGCAGCGATTCAACTTCGTGAACAGTTCGATGATTCCTTCCCAGATCGAGATCGTACTTCCGATGGCTGGATCGCCGATGCCCGTCACGTTGCAGCGGGTACTAGCGACCACATTGCAGATCCAATATCTGGGATTGTTAGAGCAATCGATGTGGATCGAGATGTTTCTGGTAAGCCGAAGCCCGACCTCATGCCCGACATTGCTGATCAGATTCGTACCCTGGCAAAGACGGATAAACGAATTAAATACATTATCTTTGCAGGTCAAATTGCCAGTCCTAAGTCACTATGGCGTTGGAGACCTTATTCGGGCATCAATAAGCACGATCATCATTGCCACATATCTTTCAATATCCAAGGCGATGAAGACGGTTCGTTCTTTAATATCCCACTACTAGGAGCAACTAAATGAATATGAAAAATCCAGCCGTATTATCTATCGGAGCATTCTTAGCCGTATGGGGTACAACTTCTAACTTTTCACTAGATTACCGCGCAATCCTTGGATCAATCGTTGCCGGTATCTTTGGCTACGCAACACCTAGGAAGTAACTAATGTCCGCAAGTAAGCAAATGACCATAACAACAACTCCGCAGCTAGTGGGACGCGTTACTGAATCCAGCCAAAATATCTGGGTTCATGCTGGCGGAACTATCTACTTTGGTGGAGACAACACAGTTACTTCATCGACTGGATTCCGCCTTGATAACAATGATAAGTACAGCACGATCATTCCAGAAGGCAATGAAGTCTGGGCTGTAACTAATACAGGTACAGCGACCCTTTATGTCTTTACTACGGTTATCTAATGAGTCCGCAGGATTATGCTGCACTTGCGGTAGCGATCGTGACGGTGCTGGGTGGTGTTACTGCGATGCTTCAGTTCATGGTCAAACACTATTTAGCGGAGCTGAAGCCCAATAGCGGCAGTTCGATGAAAGACGCCGTAAATCGTTTAGAGACACGCGTAGATAAAATCTACGAATTGCTATGCGATAAGTCACAATAAAGCCATGACGCGCAAAAGAGTTATAGACCTTGAGGATTACTCAATGCTTGAAACTTATTGCATTGGGTTAAACGAATATTGGAAAAGTCTAAAGAAGGCTGGCTTCGCTGACGATATCGCTATGGCGTTATTGCTTGAGCCTTTGACTTACCCGGCAACAATCTTGCCAACACCTAACTGGCTTCCTAATCTTCCCGACTCAATCCCTTATGACGATGACGAGGACTAACGATGAAAAGAACTGTAATCGTTCCCGATCTACAAGTTCCCTATCATG